AGTATTGTAACTAGCTTGATCTGATTTAACTATACCCCAAGCTGAGGTTGGATCTGAATCTATGTAGTTCATTATTTAGTGCGCATTATTTTTTGTCTGCGACCGTCACTGTAATGAACAATATAAATCTTATTCGGCTCTATGTAATCTACATGACGCCCTAATAGATCGTAGTAACCAATAACAGTTACATTCTTTAGAGTTTCTCTAGTTAGTTTCTTAATCGAAGTTGTTCTCTGTCCTACACAAACGTTTAGTTTGCTAAATGCCCAAGTGTCAATCTGGGTGCAATTATTGTAGAGCTGTGGAAGCATTATATATCGACCTGAGTCTTCAAATTCATGAGTAAGTGTTCTTTCAGAATTTTCACTGTAGTACACTAATAGATCTTCATCAAAACTATAACCGAAGTACAGAGCTGAATCAGAAACTTCTTTCCATTCTTTTTCAGATAATTTGTTTATGTAATCATCTGCTTTCCAGATCTGATAATAGTATTCTGTACATTTACCTCTCCTATCTTCAAGTTCAAATTGATAGTATTTACAGTTCTTGGCTCCTGCTTTGGAGCTAAATCCTAATTTATGGAAGATGGTAATGTCAACATCGATAGTAAAAACTGTGTCACATTTCTCACATTCGTTGAAGATATTTAAGCGGACCTCATACTTACCCTTTTGATTAAAAGTAACTCCGGTCCATCCACCCATGTCATCTAATTTGTACTCTTCTTTATTTGTAAAAGAGTAAGCGGTGAATGTGTAGTACCAACATGAATCCATATGCATGTTAGTCTGAAAGTAAAAATTGTTCCCTTGCTGCTGAATAGTCTTGAAGGTAATCCCTGAGAAGTCACATCCTGCTTTTGCAGACAGACTTGTAAATAAAACTAATAGTATTAACGATATTTTTTTCATATTCCTAAATTTATAATTCTTCTATTCTTTTTGCTTTGTCGTCTATTACTAAATCAAAATGTGGTTTTGGGTTTTCAGATGTGCCTGTAATCAAATCGTGAAATTTACATCCCCACTCTTTTAATTGATTCCAAGTATATTCTGTATAGTCTTTTTTAGATACAGATCCTCTAGCTGTCCAATAAACTACTTCCCATCCTTCATCGTATAGCTTATTAATCTTATCTATATTTTCTTGAATGGGAATTGATAAATCATACCTTCTATTATTCTGATCTTTATAGTAGCAGATCGTTTCATCAATATCCACTAAAACAACTTTTGGTTTACCTTCCTCTGTTAACCTTTTGGCTGAATGAAATTCCATTATTCTCCTTTAGCTATTTCAACTTCTTTTATTTTACCGGTAAAAGCGTCTACCATAAATGCACAATAGTGTATTATTTTAGTATCATCTCTTCTATTGATAACAGCAATCGTAAATGTATAACCGCCGTTAGTTCTTGATAGATACTCTACATCTCCTTTATCGAAAGCTTTATATACTTTAGAATCTACATAATCCGGTGAGGCATCTAATTTAGTCTTAAATACTCCAACTCGTTTTTCAAATGTAAAGTCTACTTCTTCTTTTAGATGTTTGGTTAGTCTACCTTTTATAATGTCCTGGGCTACCGGCTCACAATTAAAATGAGTTGAGACTTTCATGTAGCTACTTTGCCCTTGTAGAGTCAGAGAAGCTGCTGCTAGAATTATAACTAATAACTTTTTCATGTTTTTTCTTTTTACCTTTATTAACTGAATTAAATGTAAGTCCTGCAATGGCGATTAAGGCACCGTAGAAGTAGCATCCAAAACATTTTCCATCCCAGAAGTTCATACCTAAAGATACGAAAAAAGCCCCTGCAAGGCAAGGGCTCTTAGTAAAAAGTTTTTATTTTTTTTTAGTTTCCTAATCTGTAGAAAGAGATCATATAACCCATACGTGAATCACCTCTCAAGGTAATTTGTGCCGGAGTATTTTCATGTCCAATCTCACGATCCATCTGCTCTTTCATATTAGATGCCATAAAAAAGCATGCTTTATATTCAGGAGCTCCTTTAAAGAAGACTCCTACTTTTGTAAATCCACGTGGTGGACGACATGGGTGAGTTGCAGGAGCACTTGGAGTACCTACCGCACCTGGAGCACCGTGTACCGCACCAGCAGGGCCACCGATAGCAGGACCGCCGTGGTCTAGATCTGCTTTAACAAGTTCGATATTGTTAAGAGTTACTTTACGGCCGTTGAAACGGGCTGGGTTACCGGCGAAGATTTCACCCGGGATTGCCATTTGAGCTACAGCTGATCCTACAACTGCGATTGCTACTACTGCTAATGTTACTAATTTTTTCATAATTGTATTTGTTTTATGTTATTAAATATAAGTACGGATATTAAAAGTATCTACTTTATTAGAAATTTTTTTAAGAAAAGTTCTACTATTTTAGAAACCTATGTAGAACTCTTTTTTGCTTTATTTCTTTCTCTTCTTTGACGATCCCCTTCCAGGATTGCCATATACCTATCTATAGCTTCTCCGTCTAGGCAATGTTTACATTTAAGTGTTCTTCCGTCTTCGGTGAGTACATTTCTGTAAAACTCTCCTAAGTACTTCTCTAACTTACACTCTATGCAAACTTTTTTCATTTTAACAGATAAGCCGGTATCTCCCAGTAGATCTTTCTAATCTTTGCAGCTAGTTCAGAATCGTTAGGAGTTTCTTTAATTGCTTGAATAATCTTTTCCCAGTAAACTTCCTTTATGTTATCAGCCATGATGTATGTAATTATCTAGTGCCTCGATCTGGTCATGGTATCTTGCAATCTCATCTAGTTCATGTTCGATTGCTTCGATGATATCTGAATGCTCTCCAATACCTACTGACTGGTTTAGGTAGATTTCTACGTTAGCTGCATGCTTGGCAATATGCCCTTCGGCATGTTTCTTAACTGCATCAATTAATAAGTTTCTCTGATTCATTTCTTTTTCTTTTTATCGTGTTTAAAATTGATATTTCCTTTATTATCTACTGTATGCGGAAATTCATCCTGCACTCTTTTAGAGATTGGTATTGGACTTCCATCTTCATCTATTCTTACAAAGGTAAAATTAGTGCTGAGGATAGTTTCTTCGTTATCGGTATAGACATTTCTAGTTCGTGCTTCAACATAGAAGTCAGCACTTGTATTTCCTATATCTTTTACTTCAGCGTAAATTTTAACTAGGGAACCTTCCTTAGCTGGCTTTTTAAATTCACAACGGTCGATGGCAATAGTGACCATTCTTCTGTTCCTCATTTTTTCCATAGCATAGGCAGCAATGGCTGCATCGAGCCAGGAAAGTAGCTTGCCGCCAAATAAATTGCCATGAAAGCCTAAATCTGATTTTTTAACCGGGTGTGTTGCTAGTAAATCCATTAAACTGCTCTCTCTTGATCAAATGCAATAATATGTTCTCTGCCGGTAAAGTGGAATCCGTTATCAGTACAGAAACGAATAACGTCTGGATATACTCTGATGAGTTCCTCTCTGTTATCACCCGGGGGCATTAACCAAGTCTTATTCTTAGGAATATCTAATTTAGTTCTTAGTTCCTCAATCTCGGCCCATACTTCCGGCATTTCAACAGGATTACAAACAGGCTTCAAATGATAATCATTATGGTAGTCGATTGTCATTCTCATTGCATCGTAATTTAATCTGAACTTCTCATGCTGGTCAATCATCTTCTGGTCAACCAGTTTACCCATCGGCGTATCCACGTCAATTTTAGGGATAGAATTACTAAACTTAGGGCTAAGAGATATAAGCCCAATTGGGTAATCGGTTTTAATAAAATGTGAACCTTCTGTTTCAATGGTTATAAATATTCCTCTTTCGTTAGCAAAGTGAGTTAATTCATTAACTAAAGCCGCCTGCATAGTAGGTGAACCTCCTGTTAACATCATCTCGGTTATATCCGGACGCTTGTCATAAGCATCGATAATATCCTGGAAGCAGAAGCCTCCTTTTTCTGGATGAATAGAAGTATACCAGCTGTCACACCATCCACCGGCTCCAAACCAGCATCTGTGAGTACATCCGGTAGTTCTAACTACTACTGTCGGATACCCGGCTCTTGAACCTTCAGACTGTACTGCATAGTAAATCTCTGCAATAGGTAGAGTCTTATTGTAATCAGCAACCCTTCCTGGGTTATCTTTTAGCCACTGTTTCTCTTTTACTTTATCTTTATCCATTTTTATCTTTTATAAATTTTTGACTCCCTAACATCAGATTAGCTGCTTGTTGAGATACTCCTAAACCAACAATACTTTCAACCTTACTAACAGCATCATTAATATCGCATGCTATTATATTAACCTGTTTCTTAGCACCGTTATCAACGTAAGTACAATCGTAAATCTGGTAACCTTTTATCTTAGAAGTTTCTACCAGTGTAAGGGAGGTAATAAATGTACTATTGCCGCTTTTAATCATAGAATCTATTAATTCAGATTCTTCACGTCTGTATTTAGATTTTATCTTAGCCATGACTATCCTTTATAAATGGCTGAGTTACGTTGATTTTCCATAAACTGTACTTGAACAACTTTCACTCGACCTTCTGTTTCTGTGTTAACAAACTCTTGAAGCTTATTGTAAATATATTCAGCAAATTTCTCTGCTCCTACTGCCGGGAGTATTCTAATCTGAGCTGCTCCTGCCTGGTCCATTAATTTAAAAGACTCAATAAAAGGATCATCCTCGGCAATAATCATGGTATGGTCAAACATATAGTCCATCCATTCTTTAGCACTCATACCATCAATCTGAGTTTTAGCTCTTTTCATTCCACCAAAGTCCCATACCCAATTTCTTTCGTCTAAGTCTCCTTCAAACCAAACTTTGAAAGATACTCCATAACCGTGAACGTACTTGCAGTGAGTAGTCTCTGCCTTCCATTGACGAAATACACAACTAAACCCATCAAATACTTTTGTTGATTGGAACTTACCCATAGATTTCTCTTATTTCCTGTTCAGACTTAACTCCAACAAAGCGGCTAATTTCCTTACCCTGCTCATCTGTTAGGACAGTAGTTGGGATGCTTTTAACCGTATAGGCTGCAGCTACTTGAGGTGCTTTATCAACGTCAATTTTTTCTACCGGAATACCGGATTGTGCAATTCTACTCATCACCGGGCCAAACTGCCGACAAGGTCCGCACCAGGGTGCACTAAAATATATAAATTTTTTCATACTAATTCTTCTATAATACCTATTGCTTCACTAAAGATAAGAACACCTGCTGCCAATGGCAAGCTGAAAGGTATAATAAAGTAGCCGATAATTCTAACGGCTGATTTAGCAAAACTAACCAGCTGATGTTTTTTTGGATCTGGGTGGTTCATATTTCTAATAATTCTGCTTCTTGATGATACTGCCGTAAGACAGTTGTGTTTTCTTTCTGTAACTTCTTGGCCAGATCCCAATCTTGGGTCCAGTAAGGAGAGCCTTTTACCATACCGGCAAAGGCCTCCCCCTGTTTGTTGACCACAATGTAGTACTTAACCTGCATGTGAGGCTAATACTTCTTGAACGTGACTGGTAACAGTCTGCCACTCTACCGGGCCATTCTCATCGGCGTACTCAACCGGATCCTTCTTTCCTATTTTTAGGAAGGCTTCCACTCTCTCTACTGAAGAGGCTGACTTAAAGTCTGAATACCATTTCGGGGCTGGGTTATTGTACTCGTCGTAGGTTACGTGCTGGATTGGTTTATAAGAGGTATTAGTTCTTTTATAAACTTCATCAAAGTCAATACTCAGACTGTCACAGGCTTTAACCCCGTCTTCTAAGATAGTGAATTTATCACCATCCAGATAAGGAGTATAATGAGTGACACGATCAGAATCCCAGTTACCGCTAATAAAAGCTTGGTAGTCCAGATCCCTAAACTCCTGGCGACAGTCAGGGTAGATGGCATGATCGCCTGAATGGATTCCCATAGCGATCTTAACTTCTGTATTCTTTTCATTTGCAATAGATAATGCTACTGATTGAATGATGGAACTAAAGATCTTATTTCTGTTAGGAACCACAGTAGCTTTCATATTGTCCTCAGCATAGTGACCTTCAGGAACATCATCCCCTCCTGATACTAGGGCAGAGTTTAGCAACTCAGTCAAGCCGTCTAATTTAATAACCTGGTAAGTTACTTTAGGATACCCTAATGGTGTAATCTGGGCATTAAGGTAGTTAACCAGAGACTGAGCTCGTTCAAGTTCTACTCGGTGCTTTTGACCGTAATCAAAGGATAGTGCTGTTACTTCGTAGCCATCGGCAAGTAGACGAAGCAGCAAGGTGGAGCTATCCATTCCTCCACTTAAAGATAATACTGCTTGTTTCATTTTTGTTTATATATAAAATACGATAATTTTTCTAAGTCTTCAACTTCTATGAAGTGTTTATTTTCCCAGATCTGAACTAGGATCTTTCCTAAGTCTCTTTCTTGATTGGTCAAATCCGTATCCTTATCAAGAACAGTTCTAAGGTAGTCGATTATCATCTGCTGTCTATCCATAGGGGTAAATTTATAAACTTTTCTTTTTGCGTGCAACTTTTTTCTTAGGAGCTTTCATATATTCTTTCCATTCATCTGAATATTTATGCTCTACCTTAATTGGGTTATGAGGGTTTTTATCTGTATCGAAAGTCCAAACAGACTCTCCATCCTCGTTCTTATAAACGCGTTTTACAATCATACCTTAAAGATATGAACTAAAAAGTAAAAAAGCAAGATTTAGGTGTATTTAATGACTAGATCGTCATCGTCGTCTTTGCGATATTTAGAAAGTATATCTCTAAGGCTCCTTATCTGTCCATCTAAAGCACTAATCTCTTTATTCTTTTTCCAAGAAGAAAAATTAGGGTTATGAGTAAGTTTTGATTTTCTTTCTTCTAATTGCTCTATTTTCTTTTCTATTGCACTTTTCTCGTCGACATCAATTTTACCATCTTTATCGGTATCGTAAGTATCTAGAAGTTCTTTTTCTTCATCTACTATTTCCCAATCCTTATTTTCAGTATCAGATCCGGAAACATAAATTTCATAAGGTTCTTCTGGTAAATCTTCCAGGCTTGCTTCTTCAAAATCAGAAGTATCTTCATAGAACTGCTGGATCTCTTCTTCAGAGAATTCCTCCATTGTATAGTCTTTTGGCTCTTCTTCTTTCTTGTAGGCCTGTTTGAAGGCAAAGTTTGCCGTTACTACCAGAGAGATTGCCAGAGGATCAAAGACAAAAATAATAACCAAAAGTAGAATATTGATTATCTCATCCATCGGCTTTCCTGTAAGGCCGGAGAGGTATTTTAACGGTCCTAATTCTGAGGCTAGGTCTGAATTGGATTGAACTTCTACAATCCGGGTTTCTAATTTAATGATTGTGTCGTTGAACGACTGTATTTTTTGTGTTAGTTTTTCGTCTTTTACGATTGCTGTTTCGAGTTGTCTTTCAAAAGCCTTTCTATTAGCAGAAGAAGAGTAAGTAATAACCCTACCGGCAGTATCGACATAAGACTGTGTATTATTTCCAAGAGCATTTCTTAGTGATGATATATTTTTTGTTATTGCTTGTTTTTCGGTGTCGTATTGAGCTTTAATTTTTTGATAAGATACTTTTTTAGTTTCAAGTAATTCTACCTGTTTATCTACTATCCCGGCTTTAGTTGCTGTTTCTTGATATGCTGAGGATAGAAATCCATAAATACCGGCTGATGTTATACCGATTAGTATAATGGTAGCAAGAGTTAAATAGGTTCTAAGCACCTTATTCATTGTCTTCCAGTATTGGTGTAGCAAGGAAGCGATTACTATCTTAGCTACTTCCAAAGAACCAGCCATGATTATAACAGCGAATGCTGCTCCGGCAAATAGTTTAGACAAGCCTGTTACTGAATAATAGGCTGCTGATGCTGAAACTGATAATGCTGTTAATGCTATTAAGTATGGAAAGAGTTTTTTACCCATACGCTAAAGGTATAGTAATAAATAGAGGAAAGCAAGTTCTTTTTTATTAATCTTTTTCAGTAGCGTACTTAACTCCCATTATAGTTCCTACTATAGAGAACGAATTAGTAAGCAGTATTCCGAATAGATTAGACCAAGTTGATTCTAAAATTGGGTTTTCTTCCCCTGTAACTAATGTGTAGGCAAATAAAAGTGTAGTTATTACCCCTACTCCCATTATTACTATCAATGCTATTTTAACTATTCTTCCTACAAGTTCAAACTGGGTTTTTTTCTGAAGTGTTTCTAGGTCTTCTAAAGCTTTATCTTTACCTTTTTCAGCCTCTGCTCTAAGCTTATCGGCTTCTAATTCAGCATTCTTAGCTTCTTCTAAAGCAGTTTGAAGCTCTTCCATAAGAGTGTCATTTTCTTTCTGCTTAGCTGTTAATTCTTTATTCTGTTCTTGAACTTGTTTAGTAACTTCTAAACGTTTCCTACGAGTATCAACGTCTTTCTGTTTACACAACTTAAGATAATCTTCAAACTCCTTATCACCTTTTGGAGCTTTAAGAATTTTAAGGAAATTACCTTCTACATAGATTTTTTTACTTTTAGCAACCTCTAGTAGAACATTTCTGGTATGTTCTGTTATTTCAACCATTATCTATATACTCTAAATGGAGCTGTCTTTGCTTTATAAGCATCATAGTCCTCCATAAATTCCTCCAAACGAGGTTCTATATCATCTGATTTAATGATCCAGAATTGAGCTCCTACTTTTTTAGCTCTTTCTATTTCTTCATCATCTTCTGAAGAGGAAATGATACCAATTACTACTCCATCTCCATATTCGTAGTTAATTTTTCTAATCATTTCAATTCCATCAAAAGAAGAACCAATTATATTTAAATCTACAAACACACATTCAGGTCTGTCTTCCCCATTGTCTGGGAACCACTGCTTAAACTTTTCGTCAGCTTCATCTGAGCTATCTAGAGCTTCAAAAGATAAAGCCATGTCTAAAATTGAACATGCATCTTCAAATACTAAATGAAATAAATTTTCATCGTCTATTAACATTAATGTACTAATCATCAGAAAGTTGTGTTTATTATTATTTTAGTTCCTTGTTTTTGTTTCTCTGCCCAAACCCCGTAGCCATGTTCTTTTAAGATTGAAATACTAATATTTAACCCTAAACCAGTACCCTGCTCTTTTTGGCCTTCTTTTCTAACGTAAGGTTTACTAAGTTCTCTAAATTCTTCCCCTGTTAAACCTCTACCATTATCTTCTATACATATAACTTTCCCTACGTGGTTTATATCTTCTGTGTATATTTTTACCCATTTAGTTTTAGAATCATTATATTTTAAACCATTTCTGATAAAATTATCTATTGCTGTGCAAAATAAAGGTTCATTTACTTGTATATCTTTAGGTAAATTATCATTTAATAAGACTTGATGATTATAGGCTGTTAATTTTAAATAATCTTCTAATATTTCTTTTACATCACATTCAGCCTTAGACATTTGGGCATTTGTCTTAAATAAGTTAGTAAACTCATATACCCCTGAGTATACCTTTCTGGCATGATGTAACCCGTCTTCTATTAGTTTTAATGGAGAAGTTATTTTAAGCTCTTTAATTTGCTCTTCTGTTAATCTTCTTTTTAATGATTTAATACCTCTAGGAATATAAGTGTTAATTCCTGAATGCATGTCGTGTCTAATAATTTTAGCAGCATGTTCTAGGTATACATTCTTTTTAGATAAATCATCAGTAACTTTTTTCTTGTTTTGTAAAAATTCTACTACAACTTTACCAAAAGGAGGCATAAAGAACACTACACACCCCCAACCAAACTTAGCAAGAAATAAAGTAGGTTCACATAGCCCAAACACAATACATGTCTGGACAACGAAGAAGGTCATCATAATAAACCCTGCTACCCCTAGGGATATTTTAGCATTTAATGATATTCCATCAAACGCACTCATATTTTAAAGTTCTGATTTTTTAAATCCGCATCTGCCGAAAAACCACTTAGAAGGGCAGAATCCAGTCCATACGCCTATATTTAACATAAATGTTACAAATACTACTACCTCCCAAGATTTTAGAAAGTAACCTGTAAGTAGTACGAATGACATTAGTAAATATACCATTCTAGTATCTGTGATAGTTTTTAATAGATTTTTCATAATGTTTTTGCTTAAAAGACTGTTAAAGCTTGAAAAAATGCAACCTTTAATCTAACTATAAATCTTTTATTCCACGGTAAGGATTTAAATTCTTTAGTTTTAAAAATATCCTCTAATTCTTTAATTTCTTTTTTCATAACGTTATTTACGTATACCTTTATGCTTATCGATTTTATCTAAAACAAAGTTTACTTCTTTACTATTCAAGAAACCGGCCATTGAAGCATTCTTTAAAACTGAGATTAATTGAAAAACTATAAAGGGTACCGTAACTGTTTCTGAAAGCCATCCCGTGCCTGGGAAGCCTTTCTCAATCATAAGTATTAATGTTAGTAGGATAGTCCAGTAAACGGCTGTTTTAACAACTTTTAATGCTTTGTAGGTTTTAAATCCTTCTCTTTTTATTCCGGCAATTACGCCGAAGAATCCATCAACAAAAACCAGAGCTATAATCGCCAGATACTGCTCGGCATTGTCCATAGTTAATTGTAGAAAGTAACTACATAAAAAAGCCGTAACTGTTGATACTGATAAGATTATAGCTAAGGTTGATTTCATTTTAGTTGGAAATTTCTTTTAACATTTCTATTAATTTTGGATGTGGGTAGACATCCACTTTGTCTCTTCTTACTGAGTTATGAGTAAATACTCCCTTTCCTCCTTTGAGTGCTCTTGTACTTACTTCCCAGATATCCTCATTATAGTCTAAAGGAATACCGTAAGCATCATTCCAGAATAGTAATAATTCTTTTACAGAAGCAATCTGGGCATCTGTATAGTTGTGCCAGAATTTGAAGCCTTTATAAGGAGTATCTAATTCCATAACCTGATCGGCTGGAATCTCTGAATTAACGTAAGAGTAAAACTTACCATTCTTTTCTGTTAACTGACCCCAGTTACAAATCTCAATCCCGATCGAAGTCTTATCTAGGTTCTTATAAGGAAGTCCGTGAACACCAAAGTGCCTGTTGCCTAATCCTAAATGGTAGGCCCAGAACCGGGAAGAGAATCCTTGGGTTATTTCTCCTGAATGGTCAATAACGATGCAAGTGGCAATTCTTCCTTTATCATTCTGCCACCAGTTCCAAACCGAAGACGCTCTAGGTCCACCGGCGGTATGGTGAAGAAAGATTTGTCTTTTCTTGAAAGTTGATTGGTAGTATTCCTTAGCCGGAAAGTCTACCATCGTAATAGGAGGTAAAGGATAAGCCATTACTTTTCTTCTTTTTTACCCCAAATCTTATCAATTGATG